ATGGACTTTGCAAAACATCATAAACTCGTTGCAATGAAAGATGCAAAGGGAAGACCTCTCTATGCAAAAGAATCCTATCTGAATGAAGTAAGAACAAGGTCACTTACAAATCCTATGAAACCTGCGGGTAAAACAAGAACATTTGAATTTCCTGATAACCGAAAAGCCAAACAGTTTGCAAAAGACATCTCAAATTCTGGTGTTGCAACAGGAACGGTTAGTGGAAACAGAGTAATAGATTTTGAAGTGTTAAAAGGCAGCGACAGAGCGGCACAAAGTACCATTACAAGGTGGTTGCTGAAGAATAAAGGTAAAGAACTAAACGAATCCGTTATAACAAAATTACAAGAATCATATACCTCCAAAATGCCAGTTGACATAGATATTAACGGAGAAATTATTCATATTACTCCAGATATATCGGAGAATATTATATCTTTACATGATGAGTTAAATGAAGTTAATCAAATTAAACTTAGACAACTCATCAGTGAAGACTTACAATCTTTTGTTGAAATTAGTAAATTTGCAGAGAAAAGGAACAGTTAAATGAATACAGAAAAAATAATCAAAGATATTTTCTTTGGAAATCTTCACGAAGCAAAAGATGATATAGCATCATTACTTCTTCAAAAGGTTGGATATGCTTTAGAAGAAAAGAAGAAACGACTTGACCCTGTTGGAGAAGGTGATGATGATATCGATAACGATGGTGATTCTGATGAATCAGATGAATATCTAAGAAATCGTAGAAAGAAAATTAGTAAGGCAGTGAAAGAACGATACTATAGATGAAAACAGGACAAATAGATTTTATTACAGAACAAGGACCTCCGCCGGGAATGCCAGGAATGCCAGGAATGCCAGGAATGGGTGGACCTCCTCCTCCACCCCCAGACCTCGGTCAAATGTTTTTTGATGAGTTTAGAAAGTATCCAAAAATTGATACATTCATTCAACAAATGCAAATGGAAGGTTGGGCGGACTCGGTTATATTAGACAGTCTTTGGGAAAAGTTTTGGCCAGAATTAATTTATATGTCAAGAAAAGTATTAGCAAAAGCGGCGAAACCACCACCTCCTCCAGGTGGTCCAGGTGGTCCAGGTGGAATGCCAGGAATGGGTGGACCGCCGCCAGGAATGTAAGTATGCCATTATATGAATATTATTGTGAATCGTGTGAACATTCTTTTGAAGAACTTCTTAATGTTTCTAAAAGAGATGAACCACTAAAGAAACCTTGTATAGAATGCGGTGAGAAAAAAATAAAGAAGGGAATAAGTGTTCCAATCACAGGAGCGGATGCTACAATCACATTAGAAAAAATGTGTCCCGGATTTTCTAAAAAGATGGAAAAGATTTCAAATTCTCCAGTAGTTAACAGAGCGGCTAAAAGAAATATGATGGCCGCTGCAAATATGAAACCGCACGGTCATTTAAGACAGCATTAAACGGAAAAGAAAACATGAGATTCGATACAAACCTATACGAAGAAAGACAATACTGGATTCAAAATGTTCAATTGCGAGAACAATCATCCGCGGAGGCCATATGGGCGGCATACGAGGCATCGCGGCCAGCAAGAGAAGCCGCGAGGGCCCAACAAGCCGCGGCCTTACGCGCTGCCAATATTGCGGCACAAAAGAAAGCGGCCGCATGGGCAGCGGGGCGTACAGCATTGAAAGGTGCAGGAGTAGTCGGTGCCGCAATCGGTGCCGCAGATTTAGGATATATGGCAGGAAATGCAATCGGTAATACAGATATAGTACAAAACGCTGCTGGTGGTGTTGGAGAATGGTGGGCAAACACTATGCCATCTTGGTTGGGTGGTGTTGATAATCATGGATTACCGCCAGCACCTTAATTTAAAAGGAAAAACATGAGATTCAATACAAACCTATGCGAATCAAGACAACAGTGGATTCAAAATGTTGCATTGTACGAACAATGGGAAGGAGGCTTCCCACCAGGCTCCATTCCACATCCAAAATTTCCAGGAATTTCATGGGTTGGCGCGGCCGATGACATCATGGATGGCGCATGGATGACAAAAAATGGCTCATACGCAACCTATATTGAAGGCAAGCCGACTTTTACTACTCAACAACAGATTATCCACTCGAACAAGCGAGTCGCGTATGGCAACGCGCGACGCGCTGAAATTGCGAAGCGCATTGCAAAGACGGGCGCGCCAGCAGCAGTTAAAAAAAGTCTATGGCGAAAAGCATTGGGTTTGTTGGGTCGTGGCGTAAAGTTGGGCAGTGTGTTTGGTGCAATTGATTTGTTTGCAAGAACTGCCAATGCAGAAGAAGATTACGATTGGTCCGCGTCGCAACGGCCGTTTCGACCAATGCGCCTTATTGATGGTGAATGGACATATACAGATAATGGTCAAAAATTGGGTGACCCAGAGATTGAACCAGAACCAATCGCTGAACCAGAACCACTTCCGATGGGCCCATTTCAAGATGTCAACATGTACGGCGATTTAACGGTGGAATCCTATAAAAATAGAAATCACAACACATGTCTAAGAGAACAATTTTACGGATTTTGAAGGGAAAATATGAAACTAATAACAGAAACAACTCACGATGTAGAACTAATTAAAGAAAATATTGAAGGTGGGCCTTCTAATTACTATATTAGTGGTATCTTCATGCAAGCAGAACAAAAGAATAGAAATGGTAGAGTATATCCCAAGACAATTCTTATGAACGAAGTAAAGAAATACAATAAAGATTTTGTAAATGGTAATAGAGCATTAGGCGAACTTGGACACCCAGAAGGGCCAACTGTAAATCTTGAAAGAGTATCTCATATTATTACAGAGTTATATGAAAAGGGTAATGATGTGGTTGGTAAAGCAAAAGTTATGGATACTCCATACGGTAAAATTGTTAAAAGCCTATTAGACGAAGGTGCTAAACTAGGAGTTTCAACAAGAGGTATGGGTTCTCTTACTGAAAAAGGTAATACAAAATATGTGGGAGATGATTTTATGCTTGCCGCTGTAGATATTGTTGCCGACCCATCAGCACCAAGTGCATTTGTAGATGGTATAATGGAAGGTAAAGAATGGGTATGGGATAACGGATTAGTTATAGAAAAACATATCGATTCATATAAAAAAGTTATCTCATCCGTGGACACTTCATCGTTGGATGAAGTAGCGGCATATTGTTTTGCTGATTTCTTGTCCAAATTATAGAAATCTATATATATTAACTGATACAATCAATAAATATTGACCTAGATAATCAAACTGAAGGAGTATTTTTCCATGTCAAACAGTTCATTAAATACAGGAAGGCGCCTCATAGAACGAAGCGAAACTGTAGAAACCAAAAGAATAATCGATGAAAAAATTGATTGGTTTGCCTCTACTTTAAATAGTATGGGTTTAACTGATAGATATATTCAAGAAGCGTTGAGTAGAATCTCTTATGCAAACGATGAAGTCGAATTAGACGAAGCACTTGTTAGAGAACAAGTCAAAGCAGAAATGGTAGTCAACAAGAAAAAGAAAACAGGCAAAGATGCAGAAGAAACTGGCGACGGCAAAAGTTCAGAAGACGCTGAAGGTAAAGGTCCTATTTTAAATACACCAGTAGATACTGGTAATGCAAAAGCAACTCTTGACGACAAGAAAAGAGGCAAAACAATGGAACATCTTGAAGCACTTTTCTCTGGAGAAGAACTAACAGATTCTTTCCGAAGAAAAGCCGCTGCAATATTTGAAGCCGCTGTAAATTCAAGAGTAGAAGAAATTCAAACAGAACTTGTACGACAATCCCGTGATGTGGTTGTTGAAGAAGTACTTGGTGTGAAGAGTCAATTAACTAATCAACTTGATGAGTATATGAACTATGTTGTATCAGAATGGATGTCAGAAAATGAACTAGCAATTGACCGCGGCGTTCAAAATGAAATTTCTGAATCATTTATGAATGGTCTTCGTGGATTGTTTGAATCTCATTATATTGAAGTTCCAGAAAGTAAAGTTGATTTGGTAGACACATTAACATCAAAATGTCAAGAACTTACTGGTAAATTAAACAATACTTTACATGAAAATGTTCAACTTTCAAAGGAAACTGTACAATCTAATTGCGAAACGATTTTTGAATCAATGTGTCGCGGACTTGCAGCCACTGAAGTTGAAAAGTTTAAAGCACTCGCAAGAGGTGTAGAGTATAATTCAGAAGCAGAATTCAGTGACAAACTATCAGTAATCAAAGAAAGTTATTTCAACAATAATGTTGCATACCAAGCACCAATGCAACTCAATGAAACTGTTGATGTTCCTTCTTATGATGAAACAGAAGGTTTGTCAGGAAGAATGAGTGCATACTTTAATACTATCGGTCATCACGCAGATGTTGATGAAAACAACACACAGTCATAAAACAGTCCAAAGTTTAAGAATTACTATATAACAATAACCTAAAGTGGTTTAATTAAGGAAATTTCCAAGGAGAAAACAGATGCAAAACATCGAAACAGCAAGCCAATTTCTTAGTGAGAAGTGGAAGCCCATTATTGAGCATCCCTCACTTCCTACTATTAAAGATTCATATAGAAAGAATGTCACGGCCATTCTTCTAGAAAATCAGGAAAAGGCATTGAACGAACAAGCGCAAAATGCCGTAGGTGGTGGTATGTCACCCGTAGTTGGTAGTGAAGGTGGAGTAAAAGGTTTCGACCCTGTACTTATCTCACTAGTTAGACGAGCGATGCCTAACCTAATGGCTTATGATGTATGTGGTGTGCAACCAATGACAGGTCCTACTGGACTTATCTTTGCAATGCGAGCCCGATATCACGGTAACACAGGTAACGAAGCATTGTTTAACGAAGCAGCGACAGAAGTTGCCGCAGGTTCTACTAATGTTAATGCAGATAACTCTGCAAACCTTGGTGACCCACTAGGTACAGGTTCACAAGGTGCTACAACTGGTGGAATCAATGCAGTCGGTTTGTCTGGTGGTATGGCCACAAGCACTGCCGAAACACTTGGTGCCGCATCTGGTACTCAATTCGCAGAAATGGCATTTAGCATCGAACGAACATCCGTTGTTGCTAAGACCCGTGCATTGAAAGCAGAATACACAACTGAACTCGCACAAGACTTGAAAGCAGTTCACGGACTTGATGCAGAAACAGAACTTGCTAATATCCTCTCAACTGAAATCCTTGCGGAAATCAACCGAGAAGTTATCAGAAGTATCTACCGTGTTGCTAAACTTGGTTGTCAACAAAGTGACCTATACTACAAAGGTGCTGGCGTAACCAATGTTGGTTTGTCTGCTGGTGCAACTGTTGCTGATATCGGTGGTGTTTATGACCTCGATAAGGACTCAGACGGACGATGGAGTGCAGAACGATTCCGTGGTTTGATGTTCCAACTCGAAAGAGAATGCAACAAGATTGCTAAAGATACTCGTAGAGGTAAAGGTAACTTCGTTATCTGTACTTCAGATGTCGCTTCCGCACTTGCAATGAGTGGTTTCTTACAAATCTCTCCTGCAAAAGCAACCGACCTTGATGTTGATGACACAGGTAACACATTCGTTGGTACACTTAATGGTAAAATGAAAGTCTACATCGACCCATACTCAACATCGACTAACTATTGTTGTGTTGGATACAGAGGTTCTTCACCTTACGATGCAGGTTTATTCTACTGTCCATATGTTCCACTACAAATGGTTCGTGCGGTTGGAGAAAACGATTTCCAACCTCGTATCGGGTTTAAGACTCGTTACGGTATGGCTCAAAACCCATTCGTTGCAGATATGCTTGGTGCTGAAACATCATCGACAACATCGAATGACCTTGAACCAAGTGCAGCCGGAGCATTCCGTACTAACCAGTACTTCCGTATATTCAGAGTAGACGGACTACATGGTGGTGCCGCTGCCGCAGGAACTAGTTACCCGTAATCTAACGGATTATAAGGTACTAATCATAATAATGATTGAAGCAGGGGAGTCTTTCGGGACTCCCCTTTTTCTTTGTAAATGTAAAATTTTATAAATATAAACAAAGAACGAACCATTAAGGAGTTAATTATGTTTAACAAAGAAATATTCGCAAATTGGGCCCAACAGTATGGCCCCCCAGAAATTTTAGACGAGGAGTCACAACAAATGAATTTAAATGAACAACTACAACACGCATACAGTGCCGGTTACTATAGAGCATTGTATGAGCAACCAGTTGGCCCACCAGCGCCTCCGGCTCCTACAGAAGAACCGTTCGCCTCTGCGTTTGCACGCGCGAATTATCCCCAAGGTGGATACTGGGGAGCAGACGGTTTTTTCCACTGGAATGATTATACTTTTATAAATGGTGCATGGGCTGTTGGCAGCCCCGGTGGTGAAGACCCCGATGGCCCACATCCAGATCCCACGCGGGTTCGGGGTGGTGGCGGGATGTTCGGGAATGCCGGTCCAGGCAAGCAAGGCGGCATGCGTATAGAATAAACTCGTAAATAATAAACAGAAAGAATACTCCCCTTCGGGGGAGTTTTTTTATAAATACTAGTGGAGAACAATCATGACTACAGAACTTCCAGGACTAAGCCCGACGCTATCAACCGATATTACAACAAGGCAACCGTCTAATACAAACTATGTTTTAAACACAGGATTCTATTTTAATATATTTAGAATGCCTAATGTACAATACTTTTGCCAAGAAGCAAACCTTCCCGGCGTTAATGCGGGAGAGATTAGACAACCAACAAGATTTATAGATGTCAAACACCCAACCACCAAATTAAGATTTGATGAACTTAATATATCTTTTATTGTAGATGAAAATTTAGAAAACTGGAGAGAGTGTTTTGACTGGTTAAAAAGTATAGTAAATATAGAAGATACTACAGATTTTCTAAGTCCAGAAGACCATTATTCTGATGCAACACTAACAATACTAAATAGTAATATGAGAGAAAATGTCAGGGTAAAATTTAAAAACTGCTTCCCAACAAATCTAACTGGTTTGCAGTTTTCAACAACCCCTTCGGATTCAGAAACACAAACAGCAACATTAACTTTAATGTTCGATTCGTATGAGGTAGAAAAAGTATGAAGTCTATAAAACAAATATTATCAGAAGCAAATTATATGATTGAATTATCAGAACAATCATCTAGTAATATTAATGATGAACTGGCGGCGAGGTTGGCAGCGGCAGAAGCGAGGATTGCAGAGTTGACCGCGGAAGAGGAGGATAGTTGGATAGATGATGAGCGCGCAAAACAAATTAATGCTCTCATTCAACAAACACTACAAGATGCTGATGCAAAAAGTAAGACAATTGGTCCTCCGAATCACAAAACTACTCCTACCTTTGAAATTGATATGAACAATGGTCTAGGAAAACTTCCTGATATGAACCTTGGATTTGATTTGGATTTAAACATTCCAGAAGATGAGCCTGTAAATGACATCGGTTGGGGTTTTGGTGAGAGTGACCCATACTATTTTGATTCAGATACTCCTTGGGGGGGTTAAGTCAATGACTAATGATTATTCAGATTTTGATTTTGGTTTTACCGCAGTAGATGCAGACGAACTGGAATATGGTACAGAGGTTGTAGAAACACAAACACCAGATATTGT